TCTAATAGCATGACTTATGGATTAGAAATTAGAAACGGCAATAACCAAACTATCATCGATGATACTAATAAGCTAATGCAGGTTGTTAGTAGGGGATTCATTTATCCTCACAAGAACTTTACACACACAGGTAATAACAATTTTTGGGGATATGACAGAGACTCTATTGTTTATGCGGGTGACTTATACAACACAGTAACTTACTTCAGACTGCTTCCGGGCGACTCTTTGTCGTTCCTTGGCAGGTTCTATGAGTATGGCCCATTGCGGACAGTCAATAGGAGCAACCCGGCTTATGCAGGTAGCTCCCCTCCTTTGGAGTACATCACTTGCTATAAGATGAGTGATGCTGTTGGTACGTCTGGCCATGGTCTTAAGGTCTTTGATGGTGCAGGACAAACAGTATATAACGCAGAATACGAAATTATGCCATCTAATGGTCAATTTGTGACTTACGCTGCGGGTTCTACTAATCTCCAATTTGCTGATTTTGACTCTAGCGTTGGGGTGTGGGTAACAGGAGAACACGCTAATGGTTCTCGTTATATGTCTGGTACTACTGCTTATGGTGTTAAACCTGCAGTTGAGTTCCTAACCACAGCGGGTACCTCATTACAGTTAATAAACTCTTCTTATGACCTCCAGTATAACTTTCCCAGTGGTTTCGACTCAGAACCCTTTCCACCAGCTAGATTCCACATAGTACAGATGCAGTAAGGACTAAATATGACACAAGAAGTAGTCCTCCATGAAGGACAGTCAGAGATTATCAACGACTTGTTTGTAGAACAGAATAACCGTTATGCCGTGGTATGTGCTTCTCGGGGTTTCGGGAAGTCCTACTTAGCGGCCACAGCAGCAATGTTAGCTGTACAGGAGCTTATGGACCTTCCCAGTGACGTCCCTAACAAGAACGTTGCTATTATTGCGCCCACCTATGCCCAAGCAGTAGACATCTACTACCCCCTTATTGCCTATCAGCTAGGCATGGAGGACTACGCAGACAAGGCTTCTAAGGCAGCAGGCACCTTCTGGTTCCCCAATAACGTTCAGCTTAAGATTTGGTCTTATGAGGCTTCAGAGCGTATGCGTGGTACTGGTCAGTACTTTGTAGTAGCCGACGAGGTTTGCTCTTGGAAGGGCGCTGGTATGAACCTCAAGGAGTCTTGGGAGTCTATCATTCAGCCCTGCGTGGCTACTCGTTGGTCCCGCAAGAATGCTAAGTCCTTAGGGGCTAACCCCGGCAAGGCACTAATCATCAGCACCCCAATGGGGTATGACTACTTCTATGAGATGTATAACCGACAAGACTCGGATACTGACTGGAAGAGCTATCACTATACTTATAAAGACTCCCCGTATCTTGATGCGGAGGAAATTGATAGGGTTAAGCTAACACTAGACCCACTAAAGTTTGCCCGAGAGTACACAGCTAGCTTTGAAGACTCTGGTAATACCGTGTTCTATACCTTCAACCGTAAAGAGCACCTCGATAAGACTATCCCTGACTTTGAGACTGATGAGGTTGTACACTGTGCAATCGACTTTAACATTGGTATTCAAGCAACAACCTTCTTCGCTATTAGGGGTAACCAAGTACAGATTATTGATGAAACACAAGGGCACCCTGATACAGAGGCGCTTGCTAGTTACATTAAGACTAAGTACAAGGGTCATAAACTCGTAGCGTATCCAGACCCCAGCGGCAAGGCTAGGAAAACTTCTGCTGCTGTTGGTGTCACTGACTTCTCTATTCTACAAGCTGCTGGTATCCAAGTGAGGGCTCATCAAAAGGCCCCTCCTATTATTGACTCTGTAGCTGCTGTTAATAAGAAGTTCAAGAATGCTGCTGGTCACATTGATATGCTGATTCACCCTCGCTGTATTAACTTAATTAAGTCTATTGAGCGTACACAGTGGGTTGAGTCTAACCCTAACCTTGCGACTATATGCAAGAAGGAAGGCGTTGAACACTGGTCCGATGGCCTACGTTATGCCATTGAGTATCTTTACCCAGTCAGGTCAGGTACCAAGGTCTCTGTAAAGGGCTTTGGATTCTAGTATTAAAGAATATTTACGACGAAACTTTTAATAGAGTAGGAATGCGTTAAAAATAAATAATAGTTGATTAAGGAATAATAACAGTGGCAATGAAGAAGAAACCCTCCCGTATAAAAAAGAAACCCTCCCGTGGTCTTCGTAAAGCCCGTGAAAACGGTGCTGTTGCGGGGGCTCTCGCTGGTGGGCTTACTGGGGCCGCCGCGGGCGCCAAACTTGGTGGCATTGGCCGTAAGAAAACAGTTCGCCAAAAGGCTAAGCGGTTAGGCGGCTCTCTGGTAGGTGGGGCAGTAGGTGCTGTCGCAGGTGCTGTAATAGGTGCCAAAGTAGGCGGGGCCATCGGTGGTACTGCATACAAGCTAACAGCTGCTCGTAAGGCTGCTATTAAGAAAGCCCAAGAGGCTTCAGCTCGTGCGCGTAAAGGCAAAAAGCGGGTTATGAAGCTTCTTAAGCGCTAAGGAGAATAAAATGGGATTACTATCCAAAGTACTCATCAAGGGTTTAGCAAAACGTGGCGCTAAGCGCGGTGTAGGTAGCAAGCCCATGACCTTCGCTCAGGAGAATGCCCTCCGTCGTGTAAAGAAACGATAACAACAAAGAGTCATCCCCTTTCACGGGGGTGACCCCCTCAGTAATTGTCAGGAGAATATAATGGCTAATAAGGTCAGTAAACTAACAGACCCTTCTGGGAATTACTCAGGGGGTTACACTTCCATTGTGTATAAATGCTCAGCTAATAATAACTCAAACAACAACACACAACGGGGTGTTATCCAAGTACACCTAGAGTCAGGTGAGGCTTACCTTCAGATGAGGCTTTCCAGTGACTGTCCTTGGTATACTGCTCGTAGGTACACTTCTAGTATTGTAGAAGAGATGGTACTTGCTGGAGAACTCCGTATTGTTGTAACTAACAAAGCAGAAGCTTGGGTTGCCGAGCTACTTTAAGGAGAAATAAAAATGACAATGATTACAGACGGCACCGGAACTGGTGTCAAGGCTAAGGTAAACTCTGAAAACAAGCTTCTTGTTGAATCAGTAACAAAGACTACCTTTGAACATCAAGCGGGAGAGGGCAATGCTTTTAACCTAAACACAGAAGATATTGTCCTGGACGGCGGTATTTCCGGCAACCAAGGCCTCCTCTACGTGAAGAACAACGAGAATAGCGACCTAGAAATTGTAGGCTGGTTCATTGGTATTCGTGATGCAGACCGTACAGGTGCTACCTCAGACACAAACCTCTTTCAGCTTATTGCTAACCCCACTGGTGGTACTCTTATCAGCGATGCCGTACCCGCTTCTGTGGCTAACCGTAACCTAGGCTCCCCTCGTGTCTTTGATGTTACCACTTATAAAGCCTCTGGTGATGGTAAGACAGTACTTGGTGGCGACTCTACACTGCTATACCAATACCACACAGCAGGTCGTACCTTCGGGACAGTTACCTTTACCGTTCCCCGTGGCTCCTCTTTGGCTATCGTAGTTGATACCTATGGCGCTGACTTTACGCTCTACACAGGGTTTACTGGGTACCTAGCACAATGAGCCGTGATAATGTCTTCACAAACATGATTCCCCTGAGCCCTGAAACGGCTTCTTCAGAGGAAACTGTTTCTAAGATTGATGAGTATGGTCGTACGCTACAGTTAAACATGCTTATCGAGATTCTTCGGGAACTCAAGATAATAACTATGCACCTTGCCTCTATGTCTGATGAGAAAGTCCTTCGGGATGACATTGAGCTACAAATCGGAGAAGAATAACCATGATTATCGAATCAGGTATTGGTAATGGTAAGATGGCTGCGGTAGATGGTGATAATCGTCTTCTAACAGCCTCCTTCAACATTCCCTTTCAACACTTAGTCGCTAAGGACTATGCTAAATCCTTTCAAGTCTGGGGAGAAGCTAACTTGGCTTCTGGTACTGTTATCCCCCTGCACATTAAGAACACATCCCAGGACAAGGTAATTGTTCTGACTTATCTCCGTTGGCAAATTATTGACGAGGCTAACGGCACAGCCCTCCCTAGTGCTGCTAACTATATGGAGTTTGGTTACGGTGCGGCTTATGCCTCTGGTGGTACTGCCAAGCCCCCTGTGAACATGACTTCAAGCTCTTCTGTGCTGTCCTCTGTGACTGCCTTCCAAGGCAACCCAACACTATCGGGTAGTCCTACTGTGTTTGACCGTCACTACCCTAAATCAGAGGGTGACATTTATGCTTATAACAAAGAAGGTGCTGCTCTGCTTATCCCGGGCTCTACCTTTACAGCACAATTCACAGGTGACCATACAGCAGGCAAGGTATACTGCCGGGCTAGCTTCGTAGAAGTGTCCCTCTCCGACTATAGCGGGTAAGTAACATGAGTATCAAATCAAGAATTACTGGAGGGGAAAGCGGTAAGGTAGAGGCTCATGTTTATGAAGCCAATGACCCTTTCCACAAGCTACACCCGGGGTTAATCACCTATAACCACCCTGTGGAACGTAAGACAATCACTACAGGGTTCTTTACTAATGATACTTTCGGTGCTGACCAGAACCAAACAGCTGCTACACCAGTCACAGTAAACACTATCCATGATGGGGAAGACACAACAGCCTTCACAGCAAGTAACCTTGTTGGGAATAACTATGTGTTCAACTCCACAGACCAGTTCTTTGGGGGCTCTGCTAGTATTGATGCTAGTGGGACTCGTAACGGGGACATCGCTAGCTTTATTTGGCCCTTCCCCGGGTCTGACCTTATTGTCTCTGGCTATGACTCTTTGGATGGTTACGTTTACATTACCTCTTGGCCAACTAACGGTAACAAAGACTTTACCTTGCAGTTGTTCCTTGATGGCGCTGACTTAGGTGTCTCTGTAAACCTCTCTGCCTATGTAGACGAGAATAGTCAAGATACTTGGCAGCTCTTCTCTATCCCTATGACAGCCTTCCAGTCCCTTTCGCCCCTCTTTGATGAGGTGCGTATTACGACTGCTGATGCAGGTCAGGCCAACGCCCCTAGTATCTACCTTGATGACCTTCAGCTAGTAGCCGCCGGACAGTCCCGCAATATCCTTTATCAGTATTGTGCGGAACCCGGCCAACTGGTTGAGGTGAATAGGATTAAGTGGACTGCAGCGGTCACCAAGCTAAAGGTAGAGTATGATGAGTTCTTTGGTATCCCACAGCTAACCAACGGGTACGCCCTGTCGTTTAAGCGCAATGGTACTATCCTATCACAGTACTTTGCTAACGACTTCTATGACATGCTCCAGTTCCCTA